ACAGCAACTCTCCCCACAGTTCGATGTCGTTTTTGTAGATGAGGTCCAAGATCTGTCGCCAATCCAATGGCGCATGGTCGAACTCATCTCGAAGTTTTCCAAACAGGTTATCGTGGCAGGAGACGATGATCAGGCGATTTATAGATGGGCGGGGGCGGACGTAGACTACTTCATTCGTCTCGCCGGGACACAAGAGATATTGGGACAGAGCTTTCGTATTCCTGCCAGTCATCATGCGATCAGCCAGCGCCTCATCCACCAGGTTCATCATCGCCGGCAGAAAGAGTTTCGTCCGCGCGACGAAGAGGGTTTAGTCGAGTGGCATCGCCACAGCGAGGAAGTTAACCTAGAAAATGGTGATTGGCTATTGCTGTCCCGCACACGTAGGGGTGCAAAACAAATCGAACAAGAAGTGCGGCAGCGCGGTTTGTTGTACTCGTTCAACCTCAGCTCTGACGTAGACAGTGGAGCACTCAACGCAATCCGCATGTGGGAGCAACTGCGCAACGGTGAATTGCTGTCGGCCGCAGATGTTCGCCATGTCTATCGGCACATGAATCTTCACGAGCAGATCAAGCGCGGCCACAAGACGCTGCCGAATGTTGAAGGCGATCAGCTCTTGAGCATCGAGCAACTGACCTCGGACCATGGACTAATGACCAAGGCTCCGTGGGACGAAGCACTCGGCGCAATCCCAGAGGAAGACAAGCGTTACTTCCGGGCGTGCATCCGTCGAGGCGAGCGTGTTGATGCGAAGCCTCGTATTCGGATCTCAACAATCCACACGGCAAAGGGAGCAGAGGCTACCAATGTCATGCTCATGACGGATTATCCATCTAAGGCTGTAAACTCGGTGCGAAAAGGTATACACTCTGAGGACGACGAAGCCCGCGTCTTTTATGTGGGGCTGACTCGGGCGAAGAAAGAGCTTCACCTGATCCATCCAATGAGCGGCAAGGGTTATCCAATCCCATGAAAAAGAATCGCGAAGTGTTGGCCTATTGCCTATGCGGCCGCATGGAAGAAATCACCACCCTTCAGAAGGTCAAGAACAAGTGGCCTTTCTGTGATTGCAATCAGCCTATGAGGATTACCGCAGATGTCGTTTCAGTACGAGCACGAGACGGAATGGGTGATGCCGGAGGAGTACCCGGATCTGACGGGGATCCGGGAGATAGCAATCGATCTTGAAACCTACGATCCTCACCTGAAAGAAACGGGATCCGGCTGGGCAACCAAGCAGGGACACATCATTGGTGTGGCCGTCGCGATTCCTGGCAAGGCTTGGTACTTTCCAATCCGCCATGAGAACGGTGCGAACTTCGATGTCAAAGCAACCTTGCGGTGGCTGAAGGATGTCTGCAACCAGCCCGACACCACCTACGTCTTTCACAATGCGATGTACGACGTTGGCTGGCTGCGCTGCGAAGGGATCGAAGTGGCCGGCCAGATCGTGGACACCATGATCGCGGCGCCGCTGATCGACGAGAACCGCTTCAGCTATTCGCTCAATGCGCTTGGCCGGGACTACCTCAAGGAAACCAAGAGCGAGCGGACGCTGACCGAAGCGGCCAAGAGCATGGGCCTCAATCCCAAGAGCGAGATGTACAAGCTGCCGGCGCACTTCGTCGGGGCGTACGCTGAGCAGGACGCGGCTCTGACCCTGCGCCTCTGGCATCACCTGCGCGGCATCATTCATGAGGACCAGCTCACGTCGATCTTTGAACTGGAGAGCAGTGTGTTCCGGGTTATCCTCGACATGCGGACCAAGGGTGTGCGCGTCGATATGGAGAAGGCCGAGAGCGTTAAGAAGTTTCTTATGAAAGAAGAAGAGCAGATTCTTTCAGCGATCAAGAAAGAGTACGGGGCGGACGTTAACCTTTGGGCTGCGAAGTCCGTCGCCTTGGCGTTCGATGCCGCCGGTCTGGAATATCCCCGCACTGCCACCGACCAGCCGTCCTTCACCAAGAACTTCCTCGCCAACCACGCCCACGACCTGCCGAAGAAGATCGTCCGGGCGCGTGAGTTGAACAAGGCCCGCACCACCTTCATCGATTCGATCACCAGGCACTCGCACAATGGGCGCATCCACGCCGACATCCACCAGCTCCGGGGTGACGAGGGCGGCACGATCACCGGGCGGTTCAGCTATTCGAACCCGAACCTCCAGCAGCTTCCGTCACGCGACGATTTCATCTCGCCCTTGATCCGCGGCCTGTTCCTCCCCGAGGAGGGCGATGTGTGGGGCAGCTTCGACTACTCGTCGCAGGAGCCACGCATCGTGGTCCACTACGCATCCATCGTTCACAAGAACTTCCTTGAAGGCAAAGCCCGCTATCCCATGAACGGGGCGGACACCTTCGTGGAGAAGTATCGGGAGGATCCGCGGACGGACTTCCACCAGCTCGCGGCCGACATCGTGGGCGTCTCGCGCAAGCAAGCGAAGACCATCAACCTTGGACTCTTTTATGGCATGGGCGTCAACAAACTGAGCGAGCAGCTTGGCTTGGACCTGGCGTCTGGCAAGGAACTGTTCAAGCAGTATCACGATGCTGTGCCCTTCGTCCGTGAGATGTCGAACTACGTCATGGAGCGGGCGGAGAAGAACGGCCACATCCGTACGCTGCTCGGCCGCAAGGGACGCTTCGATAAGTGGGAGCCGAAGTCCTTCGGTGTTCACAAGCCCATGGTCTTCGAAGATGCGCTGCGTGAGTACGGCCATCCCCTCAAGCGGGCCTTCACGTACAAGGCGCTGAACAAACTGATCCAAGGATCCGCGGCCGATCAAACGAAGCGGGCGATGGTGGAGCTGCATGCCGCCGGCATACCGCCCATGGTCCAGATTCACGACGAACTAGCCGTGTCCGTTTGTGATGCGGCACAGGCACGTCAGGTGGTGGAGATCATGGAGAACTGCGTCGAGATGGAGATCCCATCGGTCGTGGACGCAGAGCTTGGCCCCTCGTGGGGCGAAGCTAAGCTATCGATCAGCGATGTGTTTGGGGAAGATTAAACCAATCTTGGTACACCCGCTTGTCCTCCGGCATCATGTAGTAGCCTTTGCCATAACCGGAGAAGATGATGGTGTTGTGCTTCTTCATGTACCGGCGTAGGCGGTAGGCTTCCATGCGCGGCAGTTGGACGTACTCGTTCATCAAGAGTTGGTAGAGATGCTCTGCCAGAGCCTTCGTTAGGCCCACGTCCTTTCTGATTTGTTCAATAATCTCAGGCATTTTCGTCTCACTTTCTACGAGACATTGTCAACGTGCGGTCTAATTGTCAACCGGGATAGCGATCACAGAAAGGGCCGGCCCAATTGAGAGGACTGGTGTTCCTGGTAGCATCAGATGCGTCCGGGCTATCTTGGTACAGTTGTTCCCACGCAACTCCCCGAGGCGGACCGCGATACGCTTCCTTGGACGAGCGAACTTCCTCCATATGCTTTTCATAATCCGCATGGTCTTTCTCCATCTCCGTCTGCATCAGAGTCATGTACCCGATCAGGTCCACCACGTTGTCCATGTACATCATGTCGCCCGTCAGCATGCGCGAGAACTTCGTCGTCATCAGGCTCAGGGCTTCCTTCATGTAGCCGGGAAGGATCTCCCAGTTGGGAGAATCTTCGAAGGCGTCACGGATGCGCTGCGCGGTCTCGGCTTGAACCCGGTAGTCCCCGTACCTTGATCCACGGTCCTTCAGAATGTCTTCGATCTCAGGCACTGCGCTTCTCCTCTAATTGCCAACGAAGGTTTTCTACTTCGTCCTCTAATCGTTCGGCCCTACGTTCAAGATCATAGATCTCTTCTTCGTAATCACGGGAAGCCATCTCAATGCAGGTGAGCATTGTGTATGCCCGTCGAATCAAAGCTTCCTCACTTAGACGGCCAAGCTTTCTTTTAATGAGAGGCTCATAGTTCTGGATCTTGTCCCGCAGATCTTTCACCAGCTCTTCGGTATCGAAGTCAACATGTTTTGTCCGGATCATCAGTGATCTCTCCTGTCACTTGTCTCGTGGGTTGCGGTCATGTTGACGAAGGCGTCGTAGCTGATCTCGCACATGCGAAGGTACTCTTCGCGGCTCAGCTCCAACACATCTGTACAGAGATTGCAGGTGGGGAAACTCATGAACATAATGATCTGGCGAAAGACATCGGGCGTCCTGAACCCCCGCTGTTCCGCCACCTCAAGGATCACGTCGAGCACGCCCTGCAAGGTGGGCGGGATCTCGTTGACGAACTCTTCAACGGTATCAAACTCCTCGCCCCACCCCTTGAGCAGGTCCTTCATCTCATCTTCGGTCATGTCTTAGCCTTCTTAAGATTGGAGAACGGGACAAGGACGATGCGGTGGTGGTAAGGACACCAGCTTGATGTTCCTTTGACCGGCGCCCCGCACATCCACGGGTTCGGATCCTTCGGCTCGTTGCTGACGATGAACCGGCACTGGAATCGGCCGGCCGACATCATCTTAACGGGGGGCTGATTCAAAAGGGGCGGCGGCTCCGGGAACAGGGCCTGGACGACCTCCGGTTCCAGGCGCTTGGTAGACCGGCCAGACGGGCTAAGCCCATCCTTGCGCGGGGCCTTCGGCTTCGGCTCCTTCATGGGCTTGGGAGGTTTGGAATTGATCATTTCGTACCCCCCATACTGTCTGTGAGCGAAGCCCAAGACGGACCCCTTGCTGCGCTTCAAAAGATAGGCGACCTGATTCGCCGACATGCCGGCGAGCGCGTTCTCTTGGAGGACGGCTCTTTCTTCCTCCGTCCATGGTCTAGTGTACATGGCGTTTACTTTCTAACGGGCTTCAGCTCCCCGCGTGGCGGGTTGAGTTGGTAAACCAAGGAATCCATGGCCTTGAGCAGAAGGCTTCTGGCCTCGTCGTTACGGGAGAGATCGACGGCTCGGGACAAGTCCACGAGGGCGTCTGCAAACTGAGCCTCCCGGCACTTCACCGGATCCTCATCGAAGTCGTCGAAGTCATCGGACATGGGGATGGGGTCCTTAGTCATTGCCACAACCCCTATCTTTAACCGGCTCGTGTGGAACATCAATGACCGGATAGTCTGTGGCCCGGAGCATCCGACCCAGATCGTTCTTCAGCTCCTCCATCGTCTCCCCGCAGGGCTGAGAGGGTTCATCGGTCCATGCCGTGACCTCCCCCTCATCGTTGTAATAGGCCTCGTGGATGCCAAACCAGACCTGTCCCTGTGCGCTCTTGTGTCGCATGACTCTGTAATTCCAGCCCATCACAGCGTTCTCCCATCATCAAAGTCAGGATCGTGCAAGGACGTGAACTGCTTCAGCGCCCGCTCCAGTTCCATTTTCACGATCATGGCGGCGTTCGGAATCGGCCGGCCATTGTC